CTCACCTTATTTTTTTGCAGTAAAAACTATATTTATTTTGTGTTGTTGAAATATTTTACTATATTTGTAGCGTAATTAAAAATTATTTTTATGAATAGTAGATTCAAAAGTTTAGAAGATTTAGATGTGGCCTTTCCGACAGAGGAAAGTTGTGTTAGATTTTTGGAGCTTCTTAAATGGGGTGACGGTTATCCCATTTCACCTTATGATAAGGAAGCGAAAGTGAAAATAAAAGGACGGAAGTATTTTTGTTGTAGTACAAATAGGACTTTTGATGCAAAAACAAAAACTATTTTCTTTGGAACATCAACTCCGCTTATAAAGTGGTTTAAAGCTGTGTGGTTGTTTTTGCAGGATAAAGAAATAACTTCTGTTGATCTATGCAGTAGAATAGATGTCAGTCAACGTACCGCATGGGAAATGATAAGAAGGATAAGATTTTGTTTGAAAAATTTAAACGAGAAATGATATGATTAACAAGATTGAATGTAAGGGAGAGCTAAAGTTAGGAGATTTTTCAATTCCTTGTTACGTTTTGGAAAATGGAACGAGAGTGCTTTCGGGAAGAGGAATACAAGAGGCGTTAAAAATGACAGAAGGTGGTAGGAAAAGTGCGGGTAGTAGGATGCCGAGATATTTAGATCAGCAAACACTTAAACCATTCATTTTCAGAAATAAAACTGCGGACCACTTTAGTCCATTAGAATGTTATGATGGAGGACATAAAATTAATGGATATGAAGCTACTGTCTTGGTAGATATTTGTGATGCTTTTTTGGAAGCAAGAAAAAGTATCGAATTAAACGATAGACAAAAGATAATTGCAGATCAATGCGA